CATTAAATAGCCAAACGCATCCCCGCAGTGAGAATGCTCATTCTTTACCGGCATGTCCTTGAACCGCTCCTGGCCAGCGCCGAGAGATTGACGCTTGAAGAAATAACCACCAGCCAAAGACTTGCGAACCCGCAAGCATTTCTTGTTTATCATTAGCCCTGGCTTACCGCCCACCAGCCGGTTCATAGGCGCAGCAGCAGCCTCACGGCGCACGTTAAAGGCGTTACTATCGGTCGGAGATGCTTTGAAACCAATCGAGCGCAAGTGATCGAAGGCAGTCACCTCATAGATCTCATCGCGCTTGTTACCGGCTGGATCGCCCCATATTACCACCTCAGCCTTATTAAAGCTCGCAGCGATCTTAGCCAGCAGTTCTTGGCCAAACCTCTCAAGCCCCATGTCAAAAGTCACAAGCTCATCGAGAACCTTCCAGGCACCACCAGATGTACGCTGCCCAAAGATAGCGGCTGGCGTCAAACCAAAGTCAACGCCGATCTGCAAGGGATATTGTGGATCATATGTAACATCACCTGACATCATATCATCGTCATACTCAGGCCAGACCGGACGCCCTTCTTGCACAAACGTGTACTTGCCTTCAGCGTAGCACCTGATCCAGTCAGCATTCTTACCGCCGAGAAGCTGCTCATAGTACCCGCTAGGCAGATGAACCTTGTTCTCAGCAGAGGGATTAACCATCCACCACTTAGCCCCAGAGAACACAAACCCATTGGCCTCTGGGTTTTCTGGTAGATCCTTAGCACTTACCTCCAGCACACCGCCAGGTTGCCGGTAGAACTTCCACGGAAACCGACCGCCGATAGGGTTCTTCTCTGCCAGCTCATGCCACCAGTGATCCGCGTCAGGCGGGTTAGTATCCATAATAATGCCATACCAGGACGCGCCACCGTCAGACTGAGTAGGATAACGGCCAACACGGTGCGTCAGCCCGTCGATCACAGCCTTCGGCAGCTCGCGGGCCTCGTTTACCCATGCCCCCGTTAGCTCCAGCGACAGCAGCTTCCTTACATCTTGTGGCGTAGAAAGAGCCATGAAGATAACTTCGCAATCTATACCAGGCGCACCTTCTCTCGAAGGCAGCTTTAGATGATGCGTGATAGGCGGTTGCCAGCGCATTGGCCCCCATACATCCTCTGGGAATAACTCTTGCCAGGTCTTGATCGTTGTTGTTCTTAGCTCTGGATAGGTATTGCGCACGATAACAAACCGAGAATACCGAATGCCATCACGCGGCGAGGGCTTTTGCTGAACAGCCTTGAGCATTATTTCAGCAGCGCAGCCGTATGACTTACCAGATCCAACCGGCCCCATCAGGCCGCGAACAAAAGATTTGTCGTGTAGAAACTTCCAAACCGTTGCAGACTTGGAAAAATCCAAGTTCATGCTGGGAAGATCAGTCATCATCTGCCTCATACGTTGTGGTAATATCTGGCCCCTTCATGTTAATCCCAACAATCGAAGGCTTGTCCACATTCTTCTCCACATCGAGCAAGCCACTAGCCTTAGCCAACACGCGCAGAACACTTACCTTGTCAAACATCTCAATCGTCGTGCCATGCTGGCCAACAGTCACCTTCTTGATCGAAGCCAAAGCCTCATCAGGAATATCCTCCAAAGGCTTTACCTGGCCACTGTGCAGATCAATGATGTCAGTAATACGAGCCGTACCCATAGCAATCAGCTCAGTAGCCACAGCCTCTTTGTTCTGAGCCAATGTCTCCGAGCGGCCAATTCGACGCTGCAACAAACGCGCACCGCCAAACCGACCAACCGGCGGGATAGGTTTTATCTTATCCTCTTTTTTGCGTGACATCAGAACGGAATACTATCACCGCCCGTATCCGTATCGGCACGAGAAGGTTGCTGAGAACGTGAACCATCATCTTCAAACAGCTTCAACCAAACCTCACCCTCCTTATTCGGAAGCGGCAATCCCTCCAGCTTAATGCTGATCCCCTTGTCATTCTGAAAAGCAATCCCATGACGTAACCAAACCGGTTTATCCCGACCAGGCACTTCCTTGGCTTGCACAACACTAAAACGCTTAGACATTATTTCCTCCTATACAGCGTTGCAATGAAATTATGATATTACAAATAAAGCAATACCACAATGATTAATTGCTGCGAGACTTATCCAACAAACCCTTAGCCAACTGCTCAATAAGCTGGGGAAACAAATCATGCCCTATTACAGCAACTAACTCACCATCACGCCATACCCGTAATCCATCAGGATAAACGTGCCAAGTAATCACTTCTTCTTCATACGCGTCATAGCAGCCTTCTTAAATGCAGCATCAGTAGGCGCACCCTTACTGCCAGGCTTGCGCATCTTCTCGTCACTGCCAGAAGCTATGCGCTTACGCTTCGCTTGAATATTGGAATACAGTCCAGGCTTAGATTTAGGCATGAGAGGTTCCTTTCATGGTTTTTCGGAAAATAGTTTCGTGGGGGTATGTACATAAGACGCGCAAGGCGGGGGGGAAAGGGGTCGATTACGCTAGATGTTGATTTCCGCATGATTTTTGCAGGCGATCCGCTCGGATTGCAGGCCAGACACAACATCTTGTGCAATTTACTTAACATAATGTACATTATGCGACTTTGCATATCCTGCTCGCTCAGTGCCGTTAGATGTCATCAGGCTAGGTATGGTCATCAAGCTGCCCTTTCGTCGCTGTGTGGCTCGCTCAGCAGCTCTAGGGCTTGCGTTGCCAGCATTATCTTAGCTCGATCGATCGCTTCGGGTTTGATTCGCCATCCTTTAGCCAATGCTGCTGTGAAAAAGTCTCTCGTCAAACACTCAAATTCTTCCCTTAACTCAGATAGCCCTAGATCGAACTGCGAGTTAGTGACATTCTTACTAATCTCATGCTCCATTTTTGCCATTGTTTCGGCTTCAGCTAACTGCATTTGCTGTTTTGGTGATAGCCTGGATCTGATTGTTTCCTCCAGTTTGACATGAGGATCGAACACGATGCGCCTACTGATTGATCTCTGGCCTCGCCAGAGTGGTTTTGCATATACGATGTAGCCGAGCTTCTTTAGCTTGCTGACATGGTTGCTGACTGCGGTGCGTGAGCTTCCGATGTCTTGTCCTACTCGCTCCATGCTAACGAAGGTTCTGCCCATATGATCTGCGTAAGAGCAAAAAGCCACAAGAACCCTGAGTGTCTTTGGTGTGATCCTGGCGTCCTTCAACGCCCTGATTGGCACTACAGCAAACGCTCTAAGATCTTTGGCTTTGAGCTGCTTTGGTCGCATCAGTAGGGGTTCTCCATCAGTTCCGGTTCTGGATCGTGCTCGGTGTACTTCACCGGCTCTGGCGTTGCATACATCTTCATCCCTTCCTTGAGATAGTTTTTGTATGGCTCTAGCTGCTCTGGCTTTACCAGCTTCTTATCGATTAGCCTGGTTGCGCCTGATCCGTTGATGTAGCTTTCTGCTACTGGTTCACCGGCGTTTATGCGCTTTGCTGCGATGCTGTCGCTATCGAAGATGTGCGGCTGTCTTGGCCCTGTGATTGCTGTTGCTTGTGTTTCGCTGCATTTCTGCGCGGCTTTGGTGAGCGTGTAGATTGTGGGCCATGATCGGCTTCGGGTGTTTTTTCTGATGTCTTGCGACATCTTGCTGAGAATATGATCCAGGCTGGATTGCTGGACGTTGCTGGGTATTTCGGAGTTGATGTCTTCGACCATTGCGTCCATTTCTTGCCTTGCTCGTTCTGGCGTGTGGTTTGCCGGTACGTCATAGCGCTTGAGTTCTTCTTGGAGCCATGCGCCGATTGTGCGGGTTCTGTCCTGGTATTTCATTGGATTAGCTTTCTGTCGTTTAGATGAAAGATATATCCGCCGTTGGATTGTTCGATGCTCATTCCGAGCTGTTCAGCCATTTTCTGCAAGCGATCTTTGCTGGGTTGCTTTGATCTGTCATACTTTGCCAGGAGCGATTGATTTATTGAAGGCTCGCTGCTTCCGAGTATTGCTTGCATTTGCTGCTCGCTGGTCATGTCTTGCAGAGATTGCTCTTGCAGCTCGTCATCCCAGCGCTCACCGTTTAGCCATGTTGAGAGGTGCGGCAGATATTTCTTGTCCTTGCCGGTGGATGCTTTGACGTAATCGATTAGCGCTGCATGGATCTTGTCATAGTCAACCTTGCGCAGTGCTGCATTGAATGCTTTGCGAGCTTGGCCCTTGCCTACCTTCTTTGGATAGATAGACCACAAATCATCAAAAATGACCGATATATTAAGGTTATTACTTACATGGTTATTACTTACTAGGTTACTCTGCAGATTTTGCAGATCGGAAACTGCAGATTTTGCAGTACCGTTCTGCAGATTTTGCAGATCGGGATCTTCGTCTATGTGCAGCGTGTAATCATTGCTTGTTTTTATGCCGTTTGCCTTGGTTCTCTGCTGTCTGGAGATCAGGCCGCGGCGCTCTAACTCATCAATGTGATAATGCACTGATCGCTCTGACATTTCGCAATCTGCTGCTAACCTGGCGACAGAGGGAAAACACCCGTAATCGGGGTTGTGCCTGTCTGACAGGTAAATCAAAACAATCTTTGTCGCTGGCTTTAAACCTTTGACGGTTAGCGCCCAGTTTGTCGCTTTAAATGACATCTTTTACCCTTTTCTTTTGGGCAGGAATCGCATACACTTTCCCTGCACTTGGTTGGTATTCTCAGTGTACTCACAAACCAGACCCCGCGCAAGTTTCTCTTTCATTGTGCGGGGTTTTCTTTACCAGGCAACCGCAACGCTGAGACACGGATCACCATAGCCCTTCAGCACTCGCAGCTCATAGACCTGAGCATCATCCTCGAAGACAACACCGTTGAACGCATCCAGCACGATCTTTGCCACGTTGTCGATGTCAGGCTTGCCAGGGAAGATCTCCCGCTGCTGCGCTTGTAGCTTCTTTGCTTTTGTCCAGCTCTTTGGGATCTGGAACTGCGCCCTGATTAAAACCTTGCAAGGAACTGCGATTGGATCGAGCTGCCGCAGCACCATCCAGTTGGATGCTTCCCCAGCAAGACGCATTTCGTAGCGCTTGGTTTTGTCTGGCGTGTAGACATGGCCCGACCTGGTGAAACGCGGGCGACCCTTGCCGATTGGTTGACCCGTTAGGAATATGTTTGCCTGGTTCATATTCTACTTAGCCAATCTTCAAGATCTACCTGGTCAGCGTCTGCTGCTGGCCGGTCTGTTTCGATGTCCTCTAGCATGGCTTCAAGGCTGACTGACTGATTCAATCCTTGCGATATCAGATCCACCGCTAGGCGGCTTTGTGATATCCCTTGGTGCTTCGAAGCAACGTCTAATTGCTCCTTTAAATCGACCGGCAACCGCACCACAAGAGGCTTTAACGGCTCATCTCTTCGCTGATATTTCAATTTGTTTTCCTTTCTTTTCAATAGCTTATAAAATAAATCCACATTTTGTGAATAATTCTATTGACTATGTATTGAGGTGATATTACATTGCTTATTGTGAGTTGACAAGAGGAGATCACAAATGGCCCAGAAATTAGCCCCCACCGACGGTTGCGAAGAGTGCGAGATGTTCGACGAAATATGCATCGAGTGTCGGATGGATCACAACGAAAGTTTGTATGCCAAAATTAAGGCCGGTGACAAAGCTGGCCAAGAAGAATGGATCGAGGCTGCTAAGGCTGGCCAGATCATGCGGATTATTTAAGGAGATTACGATGGAGTTTGCATTGCCCAAAGACGCGTTTCGGGGTGGACACTGCGGTGTCCAGGCCGTTGCAGTTGCTGCTGGCAAGAGCTTAAACGACTGCTTCAATTTGTTTCGGCAGCATTGCGACCGGATCAAGCGCAAGCGGCGGTGGGGCGGTGGCACTCATTACTGGGAGCGGGAGAAGGTTATGAATGCAATCGGCATTCAGTACGAGGTTTTGCCCCAAAGCCACACCGAGGGCATGACCATGCAGCGGTTCATGCGTGACGTTGCCAACCCTAATCATGTTTACATGGTTACTACTACTCGGCACGTTCAGTTAGTTCGGGGCAATCAAGTTTTAGACCAGGGCGGCATCAAAGACATTGCCGATCACTGGGGCAAGCGGAAGCGGATCAGCCAGCCTGTGATGCGGATCATTGCAGCGGAGGTTGCACAAGCCTTCGACATCGCTGAGGCACAGACCTTCGGCTTACCTTTGTTCGATTAAATAGGAGAAAACAACATGGCTAAATCAATTCAAGCACAAGCAGCAGCACAGATCCGGAAGAAGATGAAGGACGCGGGGTTCAAGGCCAGCGTAAGCAGCTTCGAGGCGTCTATGTGTAACGGCGTTCGGATCTACTGCAAAGAGGCTGACATGCCCCAGGCCGAGCGGATCAAAGAGATCTGCATGCCTTACCAGTACGGCCACTTCAACGGCATGGAAGACATCTATGAGTACAGCAACATGAGCGACCACATTCCCCAGGTTAAGTTCGTTAGCATTAGCTGGCACAGTTGATCTTGTTCAGCGCCCTACGGGGCGCATTGCTGGTTCAACAGAAGGAGACACAATGAAGTTTATTGTTAAAAAGTTATGCGAGACTGGCGCTCGGATTGTTGCTGAGTTCGACAATTACGAGGCCGCGCTTGCTAAAGCAGCAGAGCTGAAAGAGGCGCAAGAGTTCAGCGAATGCTTCATCGACATACAAGCGCCTCAAGGTTTTAAAGTTGCAGCAATGGGAGAATGCTAATGAATAACCCGGATAAACTTCGCGCCATGCTGCGCGACATGGAAGACAGCTTGGGCATCTGGGGCGACATCATTGGAGCGCTATCACTCTTTGGTATTCTCTTTGTCGGCCTGTTCTTTGTGGGTGTATTCCAGTGAATTATATATTCGACGAAAACGACTTTTGCAGATCATGCAAGGGCAATGGATACACCAACGAACACGACCACAGCAGAGGCGTTACGATCGCTGAGGATTGCTGGAAGTGTAACGGCACTGGCTTGCGAGCCGTTGCCATCATGCCAAGCAAGGAGAGCAAAGAATGATTGGCACAATAGACATAAAAAAAATGCACCACCGCGACCCAAAGGGAACAGAACGCGCGGCAGCGCATAAGGTGGCCCAGACAGTCAAGGGAAGAAGACTCCAAACTTTGCAAGCGCTTGCTTCTCTTGTTGGAGGAGGAACAGGAGAGCAGATAGCGCATGCGGCCAGGCTGTCTATTCTTAGCATAAGACCGCGCCTGAGTGAACTGCAAGAAATGCAGTTGATCGAGGACACAGAAACCAGCCGCAAAAATGCAATGGGCAACAGCGAGATTGTTTGGCGCATAACCGAGGAGGGCAAAAAGTGTTTGTAAAATTTGAAGAGATCCAACGCATGGCCGATCAGATCCGCGAGATCACCGGCGACGATCAAGACACGTTTCTTGACACGCTGGACGGTGAGACAGACGCGATGGACATTCTGGGCAAGCTCATACAAGAGCGTACCGAATGCTCAATCTACGAAGGCGCAGCGAAAGAGCTGGCCGCAACCTACACCGCTCGAGCAAAACGACTGAGCGCAAAACAAGACGCAATTTCTCAGACAATCGGGCAGCTGCTCGATGCTATGGGGGAAACCAAAGTGCAGCACGAGCTTGCAACAGTTAGCAGAACAAAGCCCCGCTGGTCCGTCAGGATCGAGGACGAGGCAGAGGTTCCTTCACAAATGATGAAGGTAACAACGCGGCCAGACGTTGCCGCAATTAAGAAGCAGATGGAGCAGGGCGAGATAGTGCCAGGATGCTCGATCAATCCAGGAAACCCATCTATAACAATTAGAATAAAGTGAGGAAAAGATGACTAAAGTTTTTAACATAAACACCGCAAGAACCTTAGACGAGAGCTTGTCTATAATTACTCCAAGCGTTGCTAAGGAAATTTCACAAAACAACCCTAACAACAGAAAGTTTAGAATGCACATTGCCCAGGATTACGCCAGGCAAATGCGCCTCAATCGCTGGGGCAAAAGCCCAGAGGCAATAGTTTTGACCAAAAGTGGAATATTGGTAAACGGTCAGCACAGAATATGGGCCATTATCGAAACGGGGATAAGCTGTACTGCTGATGTCGTAGTAATTGAAGATAAAGACTTTGACAGCGTTTTTGAAATCTTAGATCAAGGCGCATCAAGGAGCGCTTCAGATATTCTTAAAATTGACAGCAAACAAATATTGCCAATTAACTATCTTCTGCGGTGTGCGGGTTTGAAAAAACCAAAGCCACAAGACCTCAAAGTGTTTATTGAAAGCCCAGTGGGTGAAATATTGGCGCAAGCGTGTAGCCTTAAATTAAGGGGCAAAGTTTGGAAACATACCTGTTTTAAAGCTGCTTTAGCTATTTCGATCTTATCGGGAGCAATCACCAAGGAAAGAGCGTTTGAGGTTTTAAACCAGTTAAACGGTGGATCAATAAACGATTGGCCTGTTATCTTTTCACAGCTTTATATTCAACTTACAGACCCCGCAAAACAATTAAAAATTAACGGTAGATCATTTGAAAACGATTGGTTTGCAAGAAGTGTTTATAGCTTTGTGAATGTGGACAAACCAACAAAAACAATACGACTAAGCAAGAGCTTCAATCAAGAAGTTAAAAACATGAGCATGGCAGTGCTTTACGCCATTAACGCTGATTTCTTGGAGTAATAAAATGAGTAAACTTATTGACGCAATGAAACAGGTCAATGACCTGAACAAAACACACGGCGTAACGCAGCGCGGCGGCAAGAAATACACAGAGGTATTTGTGCGCGTCGAAGCATTCAGACAGGCATTCGGAACAGAGCTTGGCATTGATACCTCAATCTTGGTGGACGATGGCAAGCGCGTAGTGGTCAAGGCAACCATTCTAAGCAAAGAAGGGCTTACCGTAGGCTCAGGGCTTGCTGAAGAGATCCGAGGGCAAGGCAACGTCAACAAGACAAGCGCACTAGAGAACGCAGAGACAAGCGCAATCGGTCGCGCCCTGGCATCACTTGGCTTGCATGGCGGCAGCTATGCCAGCGCCAACGAGATCGCAGCAGTACAGCGCAAGGAGAAAGCCATAGAGCAGCGCAAGAAACCAAACATAAGCGTTCACCCGCTTGATCCAGAACCGGAGCCAGAACCCGAGCCTGGCTTGCTCAATCTACGAACGCATCTTGGCAAAACACTAGCCGAGCTGGACCAGTCAGAGTTTGCTATGCGTCTGGTAAAAATGTTTGCAGTCTACACAAACACGGACAAAGACAAAGAGGGCAATCCGGTAGAGCCACGCAAGCGCATGACGTTTCTGCGTGAGCTAAAGGAACAAAACGCGGAAGGCATCGAGGCATTGGGTGAGCCGCTGCGTGAGCAGATCGACAAAGCCTATCTGAAAAATCTACGAAGCCTTGGCGCACAGAACGGTGAGCAGTAGTGGAAACCTGGATAGAAATGACCAAGCGTCACAAGCAAGAAAGGATTGAGCTGGTGAAATCATTGGCACAATCTCGCTATAGTCAGACAGAAGCAGCAGAACTTCTGGACACAACACTTACTAATCTGAATAATTTTATAAAGCGGAACGGTATTTACTGGATAACCATAAAACAAGGAAGAAGATCAGATGTCAAAAGAGCTACAGAAGATAGCGTCATCGATAATCAGAGCAGCATCGATAGTTGCGATGGACAGCAAGCGTGAACCAAAGCGGCACACAATCTCGCAGCGAGCAGAAGAGATTGTAAAGCTGGCAGAGCTATTAAAGAAAGGACTGGAGAAAAACAATGACTGAACCCGCATTTATGGCGTTTGCAATATTCTCATCGCTGAGTGTTTGTGAGGAGTTTGTTGAGCATTATGACCTGGAAAGGATCTTCGAGCCTCAGTGCGTACAAATGGGGGGCGCTCCAGAGTATCAGCTCCCCATTCCAAACATTAGACCCATGCAAAGACCGGAGAATTATGATGACTGAGGATCAAATGCGAGAGGCCATGCTAGAAGATGCAAAGGCAATCAGAAAAAGAACCCAACTGCGTGATGGTCAAAGCCAATCTCTAAAACAAAACATGGCTGTTGATTACAATTCGGGCGGCAAAGACGCCAAGCCAGAAACAAAAGAAATTATTGCTCTGGCAAATAAAGGTGTAGATCGTGAAACCATATGCAAACGCATGAACTTTAAGGGATACAGCCGCAGGAAAACTCTGGATACCTTATCGCGGCATTCTGATAAGATCGTGAGGCCAGCCTAAGCCAGCCCCGAAAATATTTATGACCAATCTTTTACAGCAAAGCAAGGGCAAGCTTTTCTAGCATAGGAATTATGTCCAGATATTTCTTTGATGCTGGGAAACTTGCTGCTGTATTCGACAATCAATTCACGCAAAGCTTCTTCTTGCTCTGGTGTAAAGTTATCTAAGAAAGCATCGTCAGCACAACCGCCACGACCACCAACCAGGCTAACCCCTATGGATGACTTGTTCCGGCCCCTACAGTGCGCCCCTGAGCGCTCTACGGGCCTACCATAGCCAACAGATCCATCACGGTGAATGATTGCATGGTAGCCAATGTCAGACCAGTTGCGCTCTTCCACATGCCAGCGCCTAATCTCTGTGACTACATCATCAGCAGATCGATCAGCATACCAGCTTGGATTTGTTGCAGTGCAATGAATTATGATCTCGTTAATCTCTCTCATTTTGTTAAGCCTTTCTGTTTTTCATATGTCCTAAGGCCGCCAATTCCTAACATGCCGCCAAGAACAGTGAGCAATGTTCCCATGTCAAACTCTGGCAACGGCGGGATCTGTGTACCCGTCAAAGCTACAACAAATAAGGCAACAGGCTGACCAATAAAATGCCAACCAAAAGCAAGCCCACAGACCCAACCAATGAAAGGACGCCAGCCACCTTTAAAAG